CAAAGGCAAAAGTTTTACTATAGAAAGAATTATGCCGACACCATATTTACTACGTGTCAATGTAGATATTTGGACTAGTAATACTGATCAAAAGTTACAAATACTAGAACAAATATTAGTATTATTTAATCCTAGTTTGGAAATACAAACTACAGATAATTATATAGACTGGACAAGTTTATCAGTTGTAAATTTAGAAAACTTACAATTTACAAATAGAAGTATTCCAGTTGGAGTTGACAGCGAAATTGATATAGCAACACTTACCCTAAGTGCGCCAATTTATATTAGTCCTCCAGCAAAAGTTAAACGTATGGGTGCTATTACAAATATTATTACAAGTATGTTTGACGAAAATAAAGGTACTATTGATTTAGGTGAAAGTTTTCCAGAACTATCAGCTTACGACGACTTTCCAACACCAGGCTCAACTACTGGTGATTATGGTACAAAAACTTCTACAGAAGTTGCTGATCAAATGGCCAATACTAACTATCAAAGAATGGGTGTATATGTATCTGGAAACGTAGCACAAATTATTGCAAGAGGTGCTGTTGGTCAATACAGTTGGCGAGGATTAGTTGAAAACTTACCAGGAACATATAAAGCAGATATTTCTAGAATTTTCTTAACTAACAAAGATACTAATGTACTAATTACAGGTACTATAGGTATTAACACACTAGACGAAACTAAATTAATTATTAATTGGGACGAAGATAGTTTTCCAGACGATACTGTTATAAGTGGTCCAAATGGCGACCGTACAAGTATTGATTATATTATTGATCCTCTTACATTTAATCCTACTTCAGTAAAGGTAGCCGGAACACGTATACTATTATTAGAATCTATAGGTGACGCTGATAATACAGAAGGTCCTGCTGCTTGGCAAAATGCTGGTGGTGTTAATTTTGTAGCCGATGCTAATGATATAGTTGAATGGAGCGGCACGAATTGGAGTATAGTATTTGATTCTAGTGAAGTTACTGAAACTTCTTATACTACAAATTTAACTACTGGTGTTCAATACCGATTTAGCAACGGATCTTGGTTTGCAAGTGTTGACGGTGAATATCCAATAGGAAGCTGGAGAGTAGACCTCTACGGATAATTATTTTTATGAGTGAAAAAATAATCTGTAGCGGAGCACTATTCTATTCGTTATCTACAAAAAGATTCTTACTTCTACATAGAGCTAACGGTAAACGTAGTAATATGTGGGGACTTGTTGGCGGAACCAACGAAGGTGTAGAAACACCTTGGGAAGGACTACAGCGAGAAATTGTAGAAGAAATAGGGTCGTTGCCTGAAATCAAAAAAACTATTCCATTAGAAACATTTATATCTAATGACGAAATGTTCTTGTTTCATACATATTTGTGTGTTATTGACAACGAGTTTTTACCTGTACTTAATAGTGAACACAATGGTTATGCTTGGGTCGAATTAGGAAAATGGCCTAAGCCATTACATCACGGATTAAGAAATACACTTACTAGCAAAACAAACTTAACAAAATTAGATACAGTTTTTAAATTAATAGGATATTTGTAATGGACGGCAATGTTGTACAACATGAATGGGGTAATGAAATAGTTTGGGCAAATACTGAATTATACAAAGGTAAGATTTTAGTGTTTAAAGAAGCAGGTAGTAGAACACCTATGCAATATCATAACAATACATTGAAAACGTTTTTTGTAAATTCAGGTACATTTCAATTAAGGCATATTGATACAGCAGATGGTCAAATGTACGATATTGAACTAACAGAAGGCTCTACATTTAATATAAATACAAATAAGCCCTACCAGCTTACTGCACTAAATGCTCAAAGTAGTATATCAGAGGTAAGTAATAGTGTAGAGAATGATGAATTTTATATTGTGCCCTCAGGAGTTAAGGAATAAAGATGTTACCTAAATTACAAAAACATTCTAAGCATATACAAGAAGTAAAGACGCTTAGAGATTCTGCAAAGAAAGTTAAAGATCAAAAAATTAAAGCAGACCTAAATATGCTTACTGACAAGTTAGTTGAATTAGTTGACATGATTGATGTTGGTCATACTACTAATCCTAATGGTCATATTACGCCTGCTTTAATGCAAGAGCCAAGAACACAGATGAATATTATAAGAGCTCAAGCTAGAAAGTTGCTTGACGATTATAGTAAATCAAATAACGCTTAGTCTTTTAAGGCTAATTGCACCAACCATTGAAACATGAGATTGGCATTGATATCTATATGATCCAAATAGTGTTTCTGGTATTCTCCAATATAACACCCCGCTTGAATTACCTTGGGCTGCTGCACCAGTTGTAACTGTTCCTGTTGTACTGACATGAACAACACCTGTGTTATATGCTGTTCCTGATCCGTCTTGTATTTCAAAAGGATGTCCGCCAACATTAGTCAAATCAAATGCAATTGTTGTGCCACTTAGTGCATATATTGTAGGATTATTACCTGAATAGTGCGGTTCAAATGTATAAGAAGTTGCTCCTACATTATCAACTCGTAACATAGCTATAGCAGGTTCATATATTTTAGCAACATTTAGTCCTGCTGCTGTAGCATCAGTAGTACCACTAAATGTACTAGAGCCACCACCGCCACCACTACCAGTTTGGTCAGCTACCCATGCATAGTCACTGCCGTTCCAGCTTAGTATTTCATTGGTGCTTGCCGAAGATGTATTCAAGTGTGTATCAACATCAGAGTTTGTATAACTGCTTCCGCCTCCACCGCCGCCTGAACCTGTGTAGTTAATTGTAATTACATCTCCTACTATAGCAGTACCTATATCAGTTCCGCCTGTAATAGTAAGTTCATCGCTTGTAGTATTAGCACTTGTTTGGCCGCTATCTGAATTAATTGTTGTCCAAACATTCTGTGCCGCTAAAGGTGCTGATGTAGTCACAACATTCCATGCTGTTCCGTCCCATTGCCAAGTTGTATTATTTGATGTATATACGTCATTCACACTTGGTGATGTTGGAAAATCAAATTTAGCCATAATTAATCCTTTTTTATATTTATCCTGTATTTACGTTTGTGTTAGTTATATTACTTGCAACAGTAATAGGTTGTATACCATATTTACTGTAAAGCATTCTATTTGCAGATCCCATAATTGATGTTGAAAATGCACTATAATCGTTATCAAGTCCAGTATCGTATATTTCTGCCTTTGTATCAGCAACAATTCTATTAAACAATTCAGCTGGTGTTAGTTTAGGTTTTACTTGTAAATGCAAACATGCCAATCCAGCAACTTGTGGCGCTGCCATACTTGTGCCGCTTATGTTTGCTAGATTAAAGTTATCATCGTAGGCACCTGTTGAAGCGCCAAAAACTGTTGTTCCACTAGCTGAACTTATTATATCTGTTCCTGGTGCCCAAATATTTACTCCAGGACCTTTACAACTACTTCCGGCTGTTTTGTCTCTTGGTGTTCCGCTAATGCTTGTAGTAGTACTATCTATATTACCTACTATAAATGCCTCTGTTGAATAAGGACTACTACCTCGGTGATAAGTTTCGTTACCATTTCCTAAATCTACCTGATTGTTATAATCATCGCCTGTAGGCTCATCAATCTTGTAATATGAATTTCCGCTTGCAATAACAACATGTACACCAGCATCAATAAGTTCTTCTATATCAGTATCAACTGATGCTACTCTTACTGGTATACGTCTAGCTACAAGGCCGCCGCTATTTAATTGCGGGACAATACCATATGCTGCCCAAAGTTCGTTACCAGTTTCTGCATTGTAAGTCCAGGGTGTTCCTCTATAGGTGCCGCCTGTTGGGTTTGTTTGTGTACGAGTACCGCTATATCCCCAGCTCATATTAACTATAGTCGGGCGTCCATTTGTTTTGTTGTTGTGCCATTCTTTAATTGTATCAAAACAATCTGCAATTGATATGCCGCCATTAGGATCAGTTGGTCCTTGTAAACCGTCAACCTTCATTGCATATATTGCTGCACCTTTGGCAAAGCCGTATGTTTTGCCTGCACTGCCGCCTGCACAGTGAGTACCGTGTCCATGAAAGTCAGTATAATGATTAGTTGGCATTGCGCCAGGTAATCCACTAGCAGTAAACCAGTCAATTTGTTGCAATCTACTAACACCGTTAGCATCTTCCCATTCGGGGTGATCTGCTTGTATTCCAGTATCTTGAATTACTATATCTACACCTGCGCCGTCAAGTGCATATTCGTAAACTTGTGTATCAGGATCGTTTGACGATCCGTAATTGTTTGTAGCACTATTAGTTCTACGTAATCCCCAATTTGCATTTGTGTTAACAGGTTGTGTAGTTTTGCTAAAGTTAAAACTTTGTGAAGCATTTAGTCCAATTTCAATGTCATTACGATATTCAGGTGGTATTTCTATTTCAAGTACTCTTGGGTCATTACGTAATTCATTTGCTTCTTCGTCAGTAAGCATCCAATGTGTCATGCGCCTAGATGCATGTCTAGGGTTAGCAATTACAACTTGCCTGTTAGGAATAGGGCCGTGTCCTTGATGTGCTGACATTTCAGCATCAAACACTTCTAGGTCTATTCCTTTTTTAACAATTACAATGTATTCTTTTTCCATAATATTATCCTGTGTAAGGTACAAAGTTACCTAGCCTGTATATTGTATTAATATCGTTTACATCATGCCATGAAGCTCCGCCTAGAACATCATCTGCTCCTGATGCAGCGCCGCGCCATGTAACAGTTGGGTTATCAG